CAAGGGTCGATACCCATTCAACGCCTGTCACCAAGTCGCTATTGCGCTCATAAGTCTGTTGTCGTGCCACGGTTGACATATGCTGGACAGCGGTACGGACGACAGTGCGATTGCTGCGGTCAATCTGCGCCAGAGTGCCATCCTGGAAATTGGCCTTGGTCGTGCCGCGCAATGCTCTGACAATCTGTTCGGTTGTTTGGCCCTGATAGTAACCCTGCCGAATGACGCCGCTGATTTGCTCTATCTGACCTTCTGACCAGTTTTTCAGCCATGATTCCAGCAATTGTCCCTGATTGTAGCCGACGACAGACAGCGGCGCGGACAGCACGGCGGCGCGTACTTGCGAGGCTGCGGGGATAACGGCTTCAAAGGCTGGCGTAGTCACAACGGTATCCATCGACTTGGCTTCAAATTGCGCCTGCTGGATTGCGGTATCAACGAGGTCGCTTGTCAATGCGGTGCGGTATTCGCCCAGCACGGCACGCAGATCTGTCTCGATTGAGTCCAGCAGCACAGCCACGCGGCGAGCCTGATAGCCGGTCAGGTCACCAGCGGCTAGGCGCATCCGCAGGATGACCTCCATGCGTTTCAGGAAAGGCGCGAACTTTGCCGCCTGCCCTGATTTCAGGCGTTCAAGCAATACTTGGCCACGGGTCGCGATGTTGATCGACTCAGGCGAGACATTGCCTTTGATTTCTGCCATCAGGAGTTACCAAAGTCCAGTCCAGCCGAACCGGACGCGGCCAGTTCTTCGCGGATCTGTTCGTCGGTCTTTTCCGAGTCAATGACGTCCATTTTGCGCATAATGCGGAACAGGTCAGAATCAGGCAGCTTGCCGGATTGGTTTGCAGCGACAAGCGCCGTCAGCATAACGCCATCGACTGAGAACTTTCCAGGCTCCACGTGCAGCGTGTATTCCATCGCACCCGTGACGCCCATCCATTCGCCCATCCATTGCAGCGCCAGCGTGTACGCCTCGCTCACGTTTGCGGCTATTAGCGACACAACAGAATGCTCGGACTCGTTTTCGGCTTGCGCCTCGGTTGCAGTTTTGACGGCACTACCCGGTGTAATCAGACGCGCGCCAATTGCTTTCATCTGCGCTTCCTTGGCGTCCATCGCTTCCTTAGCCAGCACGTTGGGTTGTGCCTGCGCGATGCCAAAATTACCGCCGTCCGGTAGCAGCATGGCAGCACGTGCGCCAATGTAGATTCCTTCCTTTTGCAGCCAGTCGCGCCATTCTTCGGACAGGCCGGAAATCCACGCTTGCGGCTGGCCAATCATGTAGACGGAATCTTCGTAGTCGGCAGAATTGCGATAGTGCGCGAGGTTCAGGGTCGCAAGGTCATAAAGCGGTGCAGGATCGCAGGATGCCGAGTTGGATATGCTGCCAATGAAGGAAAACGGTATTTGCGTCCATGCCCCGCCAGAACTGTTTAGCGGCACGTTTTGCGAGACCATGTCCCATGATTGGGTGTTGCTGTTGAACTGATACAACTCGATGACGTAGATGCCGTTCGTCAGGCGCAAAACTCGGTACTGATCGACTTCCTCCGTCCCGAATCCGTCATCCGTGACCTGCTCGGCGCACTCCTTGAGTACAACAAGCGAAAGCACATGATTGGCCCCGACTTTTTCCGTCCGCCAATTGATGATGTCCTCAGCCTCGTAAAGCGCCACGGTCGACCGGATGCGGCCAGATTGCATGTCAGCAAGCGATGCCTGTGCGGAGGTTTGCGGGTAGTCGACCAGGATGCCAACGCGCCCTTTTTGAATGACCTCTGAGACGGCAACTTGCGACTGCTGGTGGATGCTCAGTCCTTGGCCGTCAATGTCGTCCGTCACATAGCCGAGCAACGGCGGAACGGTCAAAGTCGGGTTTTGCGAGAAGCAAGCGCCGGTTAAGGATTGCAGCGTCCGACGCGACACGTTGTAGTAAACGGCGCGGGCCAAATACTGATTATAGCGCTCGACATTGGCCAGGCTCTTGTCGGCAGGGTTAGGCTTCGGCAGGTACGTGACGCCCTTGTCCTTGACCTCTTTTTCACCGGCACAGGCATCCTCGACGGTTTCCCATGCATCGTAGTTTTCGGCATATTCGCCATGCTGGAATGTAACGTCGGCCATTATGTGGCTACTCCGAGTTTGATGCCCATCGGTGATTGCTTGCCCTTGATCAGTCCGCCCAATGCGTAACGCACCGCATCCCAATAGTGGTTATTGGCGTCCTCAATCTCCGGCAGTATATCACCTGTTCGCTTGTCAGTCTTGAAGCTGTACAGCCTAGCTTCCTTCTGTATTTCCGTGCATCGAACATGTATGACAATTTCGCGGAATGACTTGATGAACGAGATGCCATCTTCAACGCTGCCTGACCATTTCTTTACAGGCTCAATGCGGGGCATGTGCTTGCGCTGCTTGTTGGAATCTGCCCGTTTCAGGTAGCTAATCGACTCAGGACGCGCAGAATCAGCGCGAACGACATGCGCACAAATGCCCGGGATGCGTTTTTCAAGATAGTCGGCTGTGTCGTCCAGTTCCAACTCCACGCGCCCGGCCTCACGCTCAATCCACAACCGGTTGTCGTGTATCCAGCATTTGACGGCAGCGCTCGGGTCGTTTGCAAAGCCGAAGTCTAGGCCGTGATATGGCCCTTGCCAGTCCGGGGCCGGGTCGAACTCATCAACGCGCCATTTGCCCTTGAATATCTGGCTATCGGATTTCGTGTTGTACCCGCCATCCCAGACGTGCGCGAACGAATCGGAATTGTATTTCCGGTCATATTCGCGCTCCTTGCGCAACGTCTCAGGCAGGAACGGATTGTCCGTGCTGTTGACATGCACGAGAATAAAATCGGACGCTTCCTGGCCGGTCTTGGGCCTGTCTGCAAAAAACTTATCAACAGGGTCATCCGGCTGGTCGGGGTTCCAACTGAACCAGATTTCGGATGACTCGTTGCGGATGGTCGGGCGCAGCAGCTCCAGGGAGCGGGCGGACAGGTTCTGTGCTTCTTCCACCCATGCCCGGTCGAATCCCTCCAGTGACTTGATGGAGTCGGCGGTGTGGTCTTGCATCCCCTGAAAAATGATGATGCCGTTGCCATTGCGCGAACGGATCTCGGTCAAGGTGACTTCGAACAGATGCGAGACGCCAAGCGCCGTGATTTTTTGCTTCAGCAGCTCGCGGGCGGAGAACTGGAGAGACTTCTGGATTTCGCGGATACAGACAGAACGCTGATTCGGGTTTGCCGCGTGTTCCTCGATGAGCATTTCGGCAAACAGATGCGACTTGCCAGAGCCTCGCCCGCCTTTTGCGCCCTTGTAGCGTGCCGGGTAAAGTAAAGGTTCAGCCCATGCCGGGGTTTCAATCACCAGTTCCATTGTTGTCCGGCTTCGGCTTGATAATGCGTCTGGTTATCTGAGTGACAGCCACGGATCCGGTATGCTCGGTCTCGGTTTTGTCCTTCCAGCCGAATCTATTCTTCATGTTGAATATCCATGTCGTGGCATTACCGTCAGACTCGCCACATGACATTTTGCGCCCCTGTCGTTCCCACCAGACCTGACAAAGAGCCTTGCATTCTTTTACGGTTCGACGAAAATCATCGTCATCCTCGATCAGCGTTTCCCAAGCGGACTCACCAATCCCCAGGATGCAACGCAATTCCACAGCACTCGCGCCGTCTTGTGATGCCTCGCGCATCATCACCTCCCAATCGCTTGGAAGGTCTTTGACCGTTGTCCTTGGACGCCCAAGAACGCCACCCATCAATCAATCCCCAATCGACGGCAAACCGCAATCGACAGCCGGTCAATGCCGACATATCCGATAAAAACAGCAGCCGGGTACGCCATGTCCTGCGGCAGTCCAAAATACGACAGCACCGGCCCCATTGTCCCGGTCGCCATTGCAATCATCGTGGCCTCAGCAAACGTAACGCGCCAGGCATTTCGCCCGCCCTTGTAAATCGTGCGGCTAATGGCAACCAGAAACCCAATCAACGCAGGCCCGGCACTTTCGCCGAAATCGTTTAGTCTCATACTTAAGCCCTTTTGCGCCGGTAGTTGCATTTCGGCAACTCAGGCGGATTTTGGATAATCTGTCGGGGAATAATCAGCGCCGTTACCATCGCAATCACGCTCATTTGTGCGGCCACTCCCGCATCAGTAAACCCACTGCACCGCACACAATCGCCACAATCGCCAAAGGGCCGTGGAACTCATCAGGAGTCATCGGTATTGTACCAAGCGTCATCGCAGCCAATCCACCCCAAGAAGACGGCTCACACATCCGGCTTGTTGGCTTGTTCATTTCGCCACCTGCGCCGGGCACATGGCCAGCTTGATTTCGGGGCAGACGGGGAACTGTGCGCATCCGGCCAGCATTGCCAAGATGATCAGGTAGCCGATAGCGTGATATTTCATCGGTTAGCACTCCACCAGGATTTGACATCAAAGCACGGGCAGTCTTTCAGCCAGTCGCGGGAATCAATCTTGCCGTCTTTGTTGGTATCGCCAAAAAAGTCCCGATGGCCTTGGATGATTGCTTTCGGGTACTTGGCGTGCAAGCTGGTCAGCAGCGCCTTGAGGGAGTCGAATTGCTGCGGCGTGAAGTTGTTCTGCGGCTTTCCGTCTGCGTCCAGTCCACCAATCAGGCAAATGCCCAAGCTGTCGCGGTTGTGGCCTTCCACATGTGCGCCCATCTTGTCTTCGGGTCGCCCGCGCTCGATAGTGCCGTCGCGCTTGATGACGTAGTGATACCCGATACAGGCAAATCCGCGATCTACGTGCATCCGGTGAATGTCCCGAACACCCATCAACGCGCTCGGTCGTGTGGCAGAGCAATGTACCGCCACGTATTTGACACCCGCAAGCGCCGCCAGTTTGCCGAGAGGTAGCGCAATCGGGCAGGCTTGTACTTGCATGGCGGCCTCGAAGAAAAAAGGGCGGGGGTGCGCCCAAGGGAGAATGGTTAGAGTGTAGCGGCGGTTTGTTGTTCTGGCAATCCGTGTAAAAGACTTCACTTTTTCATCATCACCCCCTTTACACTATCGGACGCCCACCGTACCACCGACGAACGCTATGCCTCGCGCATAGTCCGTTCGCCTGCGGTTAAGTTCCGCACCGATTGCCCGGATGATTTGGCGTTGCTTGCTAAGCTTCGTTCCCTTCCTGATTTTTCCGCATGGGTTCGCGGTCATCTGGCGGCGATTCCTGCCACGGACTGCCCTGATACAAAAACCGACACCCGCACATGCGCACCGGACAAACGTCAATACCGGGACATTCCGGCTCTTGATGGGCAAACAGGTCAGTCATCGCTCACCCCGTAATAATCGCGTATCGCCAGTATCGCCTCTCCTGCGGAATAGCATACCGCAGTCGCATAACCCAACTCGTTCGACTCCTTCAAAAACATCTTTTGGTCTGGCGTCGGCCTGTTGTCGCCGTACTTCATTTCGATGTACAGCCCATGCAATCCGCAACGTGGCACCGGCAGGAACAGGTCAGGAACGCCACGCAACATCCCCTGGCCTTTGGCAATTCCAGCCTGCGTCTTGCTCAGCTTAACCCCGTTCAGACTGCAATGCAGTCGCCGGAGATGCGGGTACAGGTCAGGATGCTGCCGATAGGCGCGATGCGCCCATGCAACCACTTTGGCCTGTTCGTCGGCTTCCGGATGCGAGATGCGGCGTTTGCGAACTGGCAGGACGCGACCGGGTTTGATGTATTCGGCGATTTTGGTAGTCATGCGGCTATCACTCCCCAATAATAGCGCTTCACGCGCCCTTCCAGATACGCCGTCATGGCCTCGGCAGGGGTCAGTTTGTTGCGTGTTTTGTAGTTGGCCACGGACGGATAATCAAGTCCGAGCCGGTTACAGTGGCTCAGCATTGATGCGTTTACGCCATGATAGTCAAAGTTCCATATCGGTTTTTTTTCAAACCCATGCTTGATAAACATATTGCGCGCCGCTGGCCCTGTCATCCCGCATACCATGCCGATGGTCGCCCATTTGCCGCCGCCTTCCTTCGTGACGCGTTCCAGAACCTGATGAACAGTTTCCCCTGTGCGGTTCGACTCCCGCGTTACCCAATCCCTCATACAGCCTCCCGTTCGGCTTTTGCCGCTTCTCGTGTTTGTTTTCTGATGAGCGCGATTTCCTGCGCATCCTGCATGTCAATCCCGTATTCCCTGGCTATCAGCATGACGTTGCTGTAACTGATTCCGAGTGCCTTGATTCGCGCCTTGACTGATACCCTGACATCCGGAGGATTGTTCTTTTTACTGATTTGAATCGCCAGGGCATCAACAAACGGAATCTTGTATCGGTGCGCCATTGCCTTCGTTGTTTCGTAACAAACCCCGTGATGGTTGCAGTGGGCGCGCTGCGTGCCGTGGAACCCTTTCCACTCGAACCCGTAAAACTTCAAGTTCGACTTCGGCGGCGTGTCCCATTTCTTGCCGTTGGCCTTTGCCCAATTACAGATTGTACTCGGCGATACGTCCAGCACTTTTGCCATCGACTGTATCGTCACGCGAGTCCCCATTGCGGATTCAAAGTATTCAGCCATTGTGCGCCCGGTGATTTCTTTACATCGCTTTTCAAGTATCGGCGGTCTGCCCGTTTTCATTTTGTTTTCCCCGTTGTTTTCTTGTCCGTTCAGTATTGCACTAGCAATATCATCCGCCAACAACTTCCCCCGTAATCCTCTCGAAAATAACCCGGCTGACGTACTCGGCAAATCCGGCCGGGTCTGACCTGGCCCGTTCGCGCATACCTTGCGCGGTCTTTTCGGACAGCGCGGGGCAGTAGTGGCCCTGTTCGAGTTGGCAGAGGCGGCAGGTGACGAGGTGGCGGTGGAGGCTCATTGCGCGTCATGGTACTCGTGTATCAAGTCAATACATGTTTTCCGCACATCCTGGAACCACAACTTCCCATCCATATGCCGAAACCACTGCCCTATTTCAGCCTCGCAAGGAATCGCGGAATCGTAGAACTCAACGCCATCACGCCAGAAAACCAGATAGCCGCCTTCGCGCTTTACTGTGACCATGGTCAAAACCTCCCGTCTTGGTTTTCAATATCCGCAAACCGGAACACATCGCCATGGAATCGCGTCATAAGCGTACCTGTCGGCCCGTTGCGGTTCTTTGTGACGATCAACTCGGCAAGGCCCTGCGCCTCAGCGTTCGTCGGGTTATATACCTCGTCCCGATACAGCATGATAATCACGTCCGCATCCTGTTCGATGCCGCCACAGTCGCGGAGGTCGCTATTCATCGGGCGCTTGTTCGGGCGGCGCTCGCATGTTTTTGACAGTTGCGACAGCACCACAGTCGGGCATTTGTACTCCATGCCCAGCCCCTTAATGTCGGCGCTGACCTCGGTCAGAATGTCGTTTGTCGTACGGCGGTCGTCGCTGCGGTTGCTTCGGGATTTCTGGAAATAATCGAACATCATCAGCCCGATGCCGCCATGCTGCCGGGCGATTCGGCGGCAGACTGCCCGCATGTCATTTGGCGACATGCTGCCCTGATCGCAGACCAGAAACTGCCGCGTTTTGATATCAGCCGTGGCGTTTGACACGCGCTGATATTCGTCAGCCTCAAACCATCCTCGCTGTATCTTGCTCATCGGCACGCCGGAGCGCATGGCCAGCATCCGGTTGATAATCTGCCAGCTTGGCGACTCCATGGAAAATATCACGACCGGCAGCGGCTGCGAAAATAGCGCCGCCT